TCCCCCGGCTGGTCGATCACCCGCATCACCACCGATGCCGATGGGTCGGTCACCGCCACCCAATCCGCCACCGGCGCGTGGAGTAATCGCGCCTCACTTTCCTACAGCTAAAACCTCAAACCCACCACCACCATGACAGCCACCACTCCACTCCAAATCGACGGCAAAACCTACGACCGCTTCTCACTCAATCTCGCCATCACCGGAAGCTATAAATCCGATGGATCGCAAGACGCATCCATAGCCATGCGTTTGGTCCCCACGCGCCTCGTCCCCGCTACCGACGAATCCCCCGCCTCGGTCGAAACCGCCGACTCCGCAGCCATCGGCCTCCTGCGCGGCCACCTTTCCGAAGTCGCTGACCCCGCCGAGCAAACCGCCGTCGCCGCGATCCAGACCGCTCTCCAAACCCTCATCGCCGCGAAAGGACTCTAAACCATGGCCCTCATCACCTCTGCAGCCAGCGGCAATTTCAACTCAGGCGCGACATGGACAGGCGGTGTCGTCCCCGGAGTCGGAGACGAAGCCCGCGCCAGCACAGGCCACACCGTCACCATCACCTCCAATGTCACCTGCGACGAAGTATCCAACGCAGGCACAGGTCTTTTTACGCTCAATGATGGCGTCACGCTCACGGCGAATGTCACCAGCAAATCCGCCACAGCCTCGCGCAGCTGCCTGCAATTTACGGCGGCTTCGCCAGCGGTTGGATATATTGTTGGAAACTTAACTGGTGGATCAGTTATTTCTGCATATGCTCTTAACAATAATAGCTCTGGCACAATTAACATTACCGGAAATGTCACAGCTGGAGCTGGGGGGACAGCTTCTGGAATTGTAAATTCAGGCTCAGGAATAATAAATGTAACTGGAAATGTAACAGGCGGCTCAGGAAATAGCTCATTTGGAATAAATGGGTTTGGGACTGGCACAATTAACATTACCGGAAATGTCACGGCTGGAGCTGGGACAAATAATCACGGGATACATTGCAATGCAACTCCCACATTAGTAAATATAACTGGAAATGTAACAGGCGGCTCAGGAACTACCTCGCATGGAGTAAATTTAGTAAATACTGGAAACACTCTAACAGTAATTGGAGTTGTTTGTGGCGGAACTACTGGCGCCTCGCATGGTGTAAACAACCCGCAAGCCAGCGCAATCATTGCAAAACGCGCTAAAGGCAATGACTATGGTCCCGGAAATACAGCAAATTTAGCTTCTGCTGTTGGAGTTTCAAATGGGTCTGTCGGAATTGTTGAAATTGAGGAACTCGAATTTGGCTTGTATGGCCAATCGCCTGTGTCCGGCACAGGCATCAGGCTCAAGAAAGTCTCCACCAACGCCGCCGTCTTCAACTACTGCGACACCGCAGGCGCAAAGACACTCATCGACGCCACGCAAAACGCCGCCATGCCAGCCGCCAGCAATGTCCGCAGCGGCGTGAGCTACGCATCGGGAGCACTGACAGGCTCCTGCGCAGTCCCAGCCGCAGGGTCGGTTAGTCTTGGAGTCCCTGTTGATCAAGGCTTCGGCACGGCAGTCCTCACGCCCGCAAGCGTGTGGAGCCACGCCAGCCGCACCATCACCGGCGGGCTTGTCGATACCGCAACAACATTGACCAACGCGCCCACCGTCCCCACCGCCAGCCAGATCGCCTCACAGGTGAGAACCGAGCTATCGAGCGAACTCGCGAAAGTCTCGGCCCTCAACCCGACTCGGCTCTCGCAAGTCACGACTACGGAAATCCTCGGGAATCTTCTCAGTCAAGCGAACTCCTAATGAATAGCGACCAACTCAAATCCGCAGCCACCGGCCTCATCGGCAGCGCCACCTCCATCGGCGCGGCGATTTACTCCATGCTTCCCCACTTGGAAGCGTGGATGCGTTTCGCTTCCGTAACGGTCGGGTTCGCGGTCGGCCTCGTCACCCTCGTCAAAATCCTCCGCGACCTCAAAAAGTAGCATGCCGAAGTTCGATTTCTATCCCTCCTTCAACGCCGGTGAAGTCTCGCCCTTCATCGACGCCCGGACGAGCTTGGAGAAATACCGCAGCGCCTGCCGCACGCTGGAGAACTTCCAAATCCTCCCCTACGGCGGCGTCATCCGCCGCCCGGGAACGCAATTCCTCGGAGCCACCAAATCGGCCACCAACCAGACCCGTTTGATCGGCTTCAACTTCTCGACCACCACCCGGTTCATCATCGAAATGGGCGTGGGCTACATGAGATTCTGGAACCCCGCTACGGGAGCGCCGGTCAACGCCGCCACGCCATCCGCATGGGCGACCGGGAACATCTACGCAGTCGGCAACTATGTGCGTGAAAGTAGCAAAAACTACTACTGCGTGACTGCCCACACCGCAGGCACATTTGCCACCGATCTCGCCGCAGGTCGCTGGGTGGAGCAGTCGATCCTTGAGATTCCCACCCCCTACGCCGCCTCTGCCCTGCGCGAAATCCAATTTTCCCAAATCAACGACATAATGTATTTCGCCCACGCGAACTACCTGCCACACAAACTCTCCCGCCTTGCCGACAACAACTGGACATTCGCGCCAGTGGTCTTTGACTACCCGCCGCTTCAAGACCAGAACGCCACCGAGCAGGTCGTGAATATTTATCCAAACCCAGACATTTGGGTCGCTGGCACGAACTACATCCTCGGCGACTATGTGCGTCCTCCCACATGGGTCGCATCCACCGCCTACGCCGTGGGCGACATCGTGCTGAGTGGCAGCATCGCCTATAAGTGCATCACGGCAAACACCGACGCCACATTCACCGCAGCTAAATGGAGCGCACAGAACCAAGCCAACCAGACATTTTACTACTATGCGATGAGCGCCCACCGCGCTGGGTCGAACTTCGGCGTGGATCAAGCAGCGGGCAAGTGGTCGCAATTCCCGATTCCTCTCAATGAAATGGGAAAATACTCGGTCAGCGCAGGGTCTGGACTTTTCCCATCCTCCACGGTGGGTTCGCAGGTTGAACTGAAGTGGCAGAAAAACAATTTCTACGCCGAGCAACTCATCACAGGGAACAATGTTTCCGATACTTTGGCCGTGGAAGGAGGCTGGGATTTCAGCACCTCTGGCACATGGACAGCCACGATGCAAATTCTGCGCGTTCCCTCGGATGTCTTCTCGGCTGGGCGCATCGTGGCCACCGCCACGCGAAGCGGCACGGTAGTGAGCGTCTACCACCCCTACCACGGTTGGAACAACGGAGACCGCATCTGCGTGGGAGACGGTCGGTCAACAAACAACTACGCCACACACGGAGCCACCATCACCGTCACCGGCACTCACACCTACACCTATGATGTTGGATCAAACTCCCAGACCGGCTACCTCGACATTTACCCGGAGAACCTCACAAAAATGGAAATTGTGCGGGAATACTCCGTGTCGGCAGACCGCAATATCATCACTAGCGGAACGGAGTCCACGCGCTGCGGTCTAAAAATCCGCATTCTGGATTGGGTTTCCGGCACCGGAACCATTGTCCAGAAAGCCCGCTTGGAAACCGACACCAAGGTCACCGGAGGCATCGCCACCATCGTCGCAGCCGAGCAGATCAATGTGGACAAGTGGCTCGGCGAGGGTCCGCGCAACCAGCGCAACACCAAGTTCTGGGCCTTCGGCGCATTCTCGTCCGCTCGCGGCTACCCGCGCTCGGTCGCCATGCATGAGCAGCGCCTTTGCTTTGGCGGCACATCCTCCCAGCCAAACACCGTCTGGTGCAGCGCCATCGATGATTTTGAAAATTTCCAGACCGGCACGACCGCCGCTGATGCCGTGCAGTTCACGCTCGCGGCCTCGGAGGGCAACCGCATCAATTGGATGTATAGCCAAAGCCAACTCCTCATCGGGACATCCGGCGACGAGTGGACGATTGGCAGCGCCGATTCCACGCAGGCGCTCTCGGCAACGAATGTGCAGGCGAACCGGCAATCCTCCTACGGGTCAAAATATATGAAGGCCGCGCTGGTGAACGATGTCCTCCTCTTCGTCCAGCGCAACGGACGCAAGGTGCGTGAGTTGGTCTACGAACTCAACAAGGACGGCTGGGTCGCGCCAGACCTCACCTTACTCGCGGAACACATCACCAATGGCGAGATCGTGGACATCGCCTACCAGCAACAACCCGATGCCGTCCTCTGGTGCGTTCGCGGAGACGGCACCCTCATCGCCATGACCTACGAGCGCGACCAGAAGGTCGTCGGATGGCACCGGCACACGCTCGGCGATGCCGATGTGGAATCGGTCGCCACCATCTACGGCAACGGCACCGAGGATGAAGTCTGGATGGTCGTGAAGCGCACGGTGTCTGGGGCGGACTACCGCACCATCGAGCGATTCCCGCTCCTGTGGAGAACCCGATTCGACGAAGAATCTTCTGCGAACTACCGCTACCTCGATGGCCATGTTTCCTTCGCGACCGGCGCGGTCAACCGCTCGATTTCCGGCCTCGCGCATCTGGAAGGCAAAACCGTTACGGTGATGCAGGAAGGAAGCTCTCCCGTCACGCGCACGGTCAACAACGGTGCCATCACCGTTCCCCAAGCCGCCGCAGGATATGTCGGCCTGCCCTACACCTCAACGCTCCGCCCGATGAAGCTCGATGCCGATTTCGAGGACGGCACCGCGCAGTCGCGCAAGAAGCGAATCCACCAGATCGTTGTCCGCACCCTCAAATCCAGAGGCGGCGAAGTTCGCACAAATAATGGAACATGGTATGCTCTCGCTCCGACGACCACCACGGGCGACCAAAAGATCATCCTCGGCGGAGCGTTCGGCATCGACGCCGATGTCGATGTCCGGCAAACCGAACCCTATCCCATGTGCATCATCTCGATCCTTCCCAAATGGGACGCCTACGGCAATGAGTGAGATCACCATCCGCCACTACGAACCGACCGACTACGAGATGCTCTCGGAGTGGTGGCATGCCCACGGCAAGCACCGCCGCCCGGAGCCGATGCTCCCGAAGTGCGGAGTCGTCTGCGAGATCGACGGCAAGCCGGTCTCCGCCCTCTTCCTCCACATGGACAATTCCTGTGGGATGTGCATGGCCGAACATGCCGTCAGCGCCCCCGGCCTTTCCTTGAAAACCGCGATGCTTGCCTTCAAACATTGCGTGGCTTGCCTCAAAAAAATCGCCAAGGATTTCGGCTACCACACCATGGCGGTCACAACCTACCGGGGAATCGCCCGCCGCTTGGAGTCTCAAGGATTCCGCGAATTATCCTGCAATCAAGTCGCCATGATCGCATCAACATCGGAGGAAGAAATATGACAGGGCTTGAAATTGCCGCAGGAATTACCGCCGTCGCTGCCATCACCTCGACCGGCATCGCGATGTATTCCGCCAACGAGCAAAGCAAGTCGCAAGCCGCGATTGCCGAATACAACCGCATCCAGAACGAGCAAAATGCCGCATGGCAGCGCATGGCAGCGGAGCGGGCCGCGCAGGCGGATCAGTTCAATTCGCAGATGTCCATGTTCAACGCGCAGTCGCAGGCCGACCAGGCGAACATGAACAATGTCCTCGTTCAGCAGCAATCCCAGCAACTCCGCGCCCAAGCCGATGGCGAGGATCGCCAAGCCCGCGAGCAGGCCGACCGCATCCGCGCCGAGAAGGCCCGCATCCTCGGACTCCAACGCTCCCAATACGCCGCCGGGGGAGTGACGACCGAGGGGTCTCCCCTTGCAGTTTTGGCTGATACCGCCAATATTTACGAAATGCAGGTCGCCGATGCTCGTCTCCTCGCCAATCTCTCCTCGGAAAAGAAACGCTACGAGGCCGGGATGAACGAACTCGTCGGCGACTTCAATTTGTCGTCCGACCTCTTCGCCTCGGCGATGAACAAAAAAGCCGCGCAGATCAGCTTCAACGACGCGCAGTTCACAGAGAAAGCCGCAGGAGCAGGCTACCGAATCAATATGCGCCAAGCCGCCATCGAGCAGATGGCAGGCAACGCCACCGCCCGCGCCACCGCGATAGGCGGCTACTCCGCGCTGGCCAGCGGCATCGGTTCTGTCGCCAACACCGGAATGACCTACTACGGCTACAAGGGG